AGTTTTAATCCATGCATAGGCCATAATCCAATACAAAATTAAAGTATTGTCAGTCACAGTGTTAACAGAACCAGAGGGGTTTCCCAATTTCTTGAGAATCAACAACCCTTCTGGAGTCAAAATTAAAGTATTGACTAAGTTCCGATAATAGGTTTTAATGCGTCTTAAGTTCTCCGCTGTACGATCTTGTTCTCGCAAACAGCTCCAACGAAATTTGGCGCATCCCCACATCAAAAACTCTCTGATTGAAGAATCATATTGGGATTCATCCAGGGCGTAACCTTTGGAGAAGATTCTCAACTTTTGATAAAGTCGATCCCAATTTCCTTTTAATGGAGTCATACCAATAGCAGATGATGATCGTAAATGCGAATCATACATCTTTTCATTCATGTTAACAAACAGACGCGTCCCATGTACGGTTGCGTCAATTGCTCCTGCAGCAAATGTTCGAATAGAATTTTCAGCTATCTTTTCTTCTGGTCTTAACTCCTCCTTTAGAGATGAGGAAAACACTGTGGTCCATTTTGGATCATCAGCTAGTGTCTCCCAATCTTTCTCTAACCACGGCAAAATTTCTGGATCTTTCTCCAGGAGCTCTCGCTTCTTTGTAAATTCCGTGTTAAAAGGGCAGCCACTACCTGTTGAAAGGTCTAAGTGGCTGACTGCCTCATCAAGTGAAATCACGCTTGAATCCCTCATGTAGGGGTAAAATTGACGGGACATCCATTCAAAAGCCAAATTCAGCTGTTGGACGTCTTCACATGCCATATTTACCGTTGCTTTTCCATACTTTCCTAGAGATTTGTACGCTGCATCCTGATTTGGAATGGGCAAATTCCAACCGGGTTCTATGTTGATTTTATTATCATCAACAAACAACTTCACTTGGGGATCGATTCCGCGTTTGTTCTTATAACGTGGAAACCGGGCACACGCCCCCACCAATTCAAAATAATCTGGTTTTATATACTTCTCATGATCTTCAGAAATATAACCGGAACCCCAGAATTTTTGAACACCACCTGGCATTACATACCTGGCGGGATACCGAGCCCAAAAAGGGGCGGTTCTCTCTACCAATTCTAAGGGGAGTGGGGGCGCAACTGAAAATCCAAACCAGTATGCAAAACATACGGGTCACTTTTCGCATAAGCAATTAACTCAGGAGTTACTTTTTCAAATCGTCCAAAATTATTGCTACTTCCATGTGTCCAAAAGCCAACTACATTTCCATCACAGTCTAAAACTGGTGACGTACAATCGCCGGCTCTCGTCAAGGCATTACACCAACCCAAACTACTGGCAAAACCAGTAATTGAATCCGGAGAAGATGCTTGACCGTTACCATAACCAAATACGGTAACTATCATCGCATCCTCAATCACTTTCAATTTAGTGTTTGAGAAGGGACTTTTAAATCCTTGAACTGGAAAGGTCGCTAAGTGATCTCCATATGAAACCATTGTATTCGCTTTAAAATTAATCGTTCTCACATGATTAATAGCTCTATATTCAATGGCCATGTCTTCCGACAATGCATGTAGCACAACCCACATTTTGTTTCCAATGTGAGTTCCTGTACATAAATACACCTGGTCTTTTTCAGTTACTCGGTAAATCTTGTAAACTCCTTCTGCTAAGGCATTAGTATTAAAGGATTGCGGCTTTGCTTCAATTTGATGAGCTGCCCGCGCCTTAATAATAAAATCTTGAATGTCCTTAGC